AGTCTAAATTTAAATAAGATAAATCACCATTAATAGATAATTCATCTTTGTATTTCTGAACAGACTGTTCTCCTCTTGCGTATAATCTTAAGTTGTGAAAATTATTCCAACTAGTCAAGTATCTATTACCGTTAGTTCTACCTTGATCGAACCATTCAGTTTCAATAGCGGATGCTACTTGAGATCCATACTCCCATGAAGCTTTTTCTGCGTCCGGTACTACCTGACTTGGAAAAGCGCTATTTGAATTAGTATATATTTTCATTTATTCAATTATTTTTGACAATGTACCTTTGTTGTTATATTTTTTAAAACCTAAATCATAGACTTTCTTTTGAATTATAGGGTTTGGCCTATACTTGTTTTTATTACAAGCCATTATAGCTAAACCAGAACTAATCGATGCATCGTGTGATGTTCTATTATTTATATTAAACTTAGCCCAATCTTCTAAAGTTCTTTGAAAATATACGTCGCCATAATTTCCATCTTCTTTTAAACCAACGTATTCTTCTATATAAGATTCTATAGCCGCAGCGTGTGCTTGTTTTATATCTTCACTAGAGTTAGGTATTCCACCTATTTCTCTTTCTGTTGTAGATAATTTATTATATTTTTTATCAGGTCTATTTATAGAATAACCTCTATAACCTCTACGTTTAAAATAATATAGTAATCTTGGTTTATTATTTTCTGCTAATATTGGCATACCATAAAACACACAAGCCATTAAAACATCTTCAAAAAATATTTCAGCTGTTTGTGGGCGAGCGATGTATTCTAAGAAAAAGTGATTTGGCGGTACGTTATCCATGCTAAACTTAGTTAAACCCGTTAAAGCACCGTTAGAACCTCTTCTATCTACAGTTCCTGATATGTCATAACTATCACATCCAAAAGCGCCAGTATGTTCGTTACCAGGCCATTTTAATCCGTTCTTAATAGTTACATTATTTTGCATTTCTACAGGTGGTATCCAAGATACAAAAAACCTACCTTGTTTACTTGGCATAAAAATAACTTTTGTATCTTTAACACCATTAACCCATTGAAATCCACCTTGAGTTATAATACCGCTGTTTTTTAAATCAGCATTCCAGTCTATTTGCTGGTATATCTTAGTTAGGTTAAACAAAGAAGATTTAGCTTCATCTCTGAAAGCGTGTTCTTCAGTTCTTGGAAATTGACGATAAAATTCATTTAAACCGTCTTGATCTTCTTTTAAACCATTTACTTCATTTTGCCAATATTCTATTACACCTATTTTTATTTTCGTGCCATGAGGGTCTTCAGCTGGTTCTTTTGGCGTGTTGAATACAGGTACGCCATAAGCATCAATGTATCCTTCGTAGTTCCATTCCATAGGTATGAACAAACTATATAGTCCCGAGCTAGTCTGTCCATTGGCGTTTCTTTTTGTAACATCTGAACTATTATATAATTTTTTAAAATTATCTCCTCCTTTATCTAAAGCGTTTGATGTACTTCCCATCATACACTTACCAATAACTTTACTACCTAGTCTAAGTGTTGTTTTTGTAACACGCCAATTATTAAGAATATTATTTGGTCTCTCCCATTTACCACTTTCATCATGTACTAGTAACTTAAGTTTTTCACCATCATAACTGTTGTCTCCTGTGTTTTTCCAATCAATTGTGGTGTCAAGACCGGTAATTTCTTTAAGTGTTTCGTTGGAGTCAAGCTTTCTACGAGTGAATTTAGAAGCAGGTACTCTGTACGCAAGTTCTGTTTTTGGCCTATCCATACCATCTTGGATTGGTTTGAAAAAGAACGGGTAATTAACGGATATAGGTACAACCTTGTCGGTGAACATTTTTTTTGCATCGGGGCCAGATTTGGACAAAATCCCAAACCGTGAATCCGTTGATATTGTCGCCATGTTGACACATTCTCCAGAGGCCATGAATGAAAATCCAGAACGTCTGTTCTTGAGGTAGCACATACCATAAGACCTGGCATCAGCTTTACATGCTTCCCAGAAGATGTAGAATAATCTATTTGCTTCTCTAAAATCTGGTTTCCCAACATCAATCTTGGACCACTGCAGGTACATGTAATGAGTACCAGTAATATAGGTAGAAACATTTTTGTTATAAAACCAAAAACCTTCTTCTCTATAACCAAACTCTTTATCAATGTACTCATACCACTCTTCTTTAAAATCAACTGGATATTCTTCCCAATCAAATATTGTCTTTATTTTACTTAAAGCTTTTGGAAGTTGAATTCTTTCAAATGTTTTTGAATCAAACTTAGTAACTTCTTTTTTCTTAGGTAAAGCTATTTTAAGATTTTGTATCTCGTATATTTCACCTATTTCCCCTGTTTTACTTATAACTACTATATCATATTCTTCGTTATAACCGTAATCCCATTTCTTATATTTATTCTTGTGATTTAACGTCTTAGAATCTATATAGTTTTTTAAAACTTTATACAGTGATTGATCGTACATTATTTTGATCTACCTTCAGCAAAACCCTTAAAAGCTTTTTCTTCTTTAACTTCTTTTGGTTTTTCATTTAATAAATCTTCTTCTTCTTGTATTCTGTTTAATATTTCAAAAGCATCGAATATAGCTAGTTTTTTTGTAGCTGCTGCATTTTTAAGTCTGTCAGCTGATATATCATCATCTGAATCTACTATAGGTTCTTTTGCAACCTTAATTAATTCCTCAACTGCAACTTGCCCAGCTTGGATTATATTCAACTTCGTTTCCTTCGTTTTCATACTTTATAACAATATCATTTGATTTCATACAATATAAGCGCTCATCATCTACAATAAAATCATACTCACCGTAAGGTGTATAACCTAAAGTGTCGCCCTCGTTTATTCCTAGCGCTTCTAATGAACTATTACCTATTTTTAATATACCAATAAGCTTTTGCTCTTTAGCAACTTCTAGCCCGTCTTTTATCTTTAACGGTTTTATAAAACATCTATTGTTTATAGAGTTCCATTTGTTATCTTTTTTATAAAGATACACTTGATCTAAAGCACAAAAATACATACCATCTATAAAACAAGATCTACTTTTCTTTTTAACACCTTTCATATCGTAAAACGTACGAAAAACATTATGATGAATTACTATTAAGTCACCTTTTTTTATAGGAGTTTTATAAGCGGTTGGAACTTCAATAACCTTAGCTATATTGTTCACAAACTTAAAACTTTCTATCTTAGTGTTAAGTATTATTTTTTTATCTCCAACAGCAACCTCATTATCATATTCATTTCCAAAAGGTTTAACTATGAAGTCATATAGACTTTTCATTAATACTCTAAATCGTATTCAACTGATATTGCCATGTTAGAATTAAATTTTTTCCATGGCAATATGTCGTTGTTTTTTTTAATATGTATATTATAAGATTTATCAGAATCATCTAGCAATATATGTGATATTTCATGTCCACCATATACTTGTTGCCCTACTGAATAATGCATAGCATCATTTTTATAGTCAGATCCGATGCTGATCTTTCTAATATTATTTGTCATCTTCTTTTTCGATTTCAGTATAACTACCGTCTTCTAAATTTACGTTGACTTGACCATATTCATCTTCTAAGTCCTTTTTAACAGCCTCTAAAGATTTATTGTTATCTGCTAATTGAACTAAAACACCTTGTTTTTGTGCTTCTAAAACACCAATTGTTCTCAGCATTTCATTTTGCTGTTTAGTGATCTCTACAATTTTCTTTAACTCTTCGTCTTTGATTTTCTTTACTTTACTCATAATTTAATTTAATTTAATTGTTATTACTTATTATTATTATTACTTATACTTTTGAATTTTTCCACTCCACGTGAACCAAAATAAGCTATATAAACAGTCGTAAGCAACTGCTTTAATAACCCAATCCACTCTTGCTCTACTGTAAAAGATATTTCGTGATGACTATCAACCCATATAAAGGCTATAGCCATAAAAGATAAAAATATTAAAGCCATAGGTCTAGTGTTTTTAGAAAGCCATGAATCTGATTTCATATCACTTTCCCATCGCCTCGTTATTTGACCCTCCGCTTCAGCATTAGCCTTATCCATTATTTCTTGGATTTGCTTTTTAATCAGCAGTTTTTCTTCTTCCGTAGTAGTAAGCTTATCGATAACATCACCAACTTCTTTGATAACGCCACCTGTAAGCCATTGAATTATTTTTTTCAAAATTTAATTATTAACTGCGCAACCGCAAGAGTTACCAGATTTTTTAGATCTTCCGGATTTTAAATTTATACTAGGTAATTCTATTTTGCCTATTTTTCCTCTTTTACTACCTTTGCCTGGTTGAGAAAAGTTTGGTAATTGTTTCTCTTTTTTTGGTGTTGGAGTAAGTGTTGGTGGAGGTGTTGATGGTGTTGATGGTGGAGGTGGTATTTTATCTGGTACAAAAGATAAAGATTGTCTTTGACTGTTTCCGTACTCTGTTGGAACTGGTTTGTATTTTTCAGCTGTTTTTCCAGGAGTTCCATAATCTGCCTCTTGAAATTGTTTGTAAGTTTGATTAGGTAATAAAGGATTTTTAAATGGTTTTTGAGGTCCTGCTTTAGGTGGTTTTCCACCACCAGGTGTATCAGGCGTACCAGGTGTGCCAGGTGTTACGCCACCAGGTTTACCATCTTTAACTATAAAATCTGTTTGAAAATTAGTTTTTGTAAACGTACCTTTTACCCCATCTTTTTCACCTGAATAACTTTCGCTACCTGTTGATCTTTCAACGTCACAAGGCGGTGTTGTTGGTGTTCCGCATTCAAGAGCACTAATAGGACTTATTACTCTAGATATACCACTAAAAGCAGTTCTGTGTTGTTTTTGGGATTTAGATCCCATGCTCATTCTAAACATAGTATTTATTTTTTATTTTTTCTAGCATTAAGTAATGCTTGTTTTTTTGCAGAAAATTCAGCTCTTCTTTTTTCTAGTTCTGCTCGTTTATTTGTTTTTTGAGTTTCTCTAGATTTTAAAAGTGCTGCTCTTTTTGCTTGCGCTTCAGCAAGATTTAATTCTTTTTGAGCTTTTTTCTGTGATATTGCGTTATCTCTTTTTACAGATCCATAAGCTGTTTCAGTTTGGCTTGTTCCAGTGCTAATCGTACCATCTTTAACACTAACCGATCCAGTTTCTTTTAATTGACTATTTACATCCCTCCAATTAATATTTTGATTACTTGAATCACTAAAACTTGTACCAGCTGCTTTACCACCTCCACGAGATCCCGTTTTAGTTTCTATTATATTATTTTTTGTAAATAATTTAACACTACCACTGGTTCCTCCTCTCATATAACCTTGAGTGTTTACTGTTTGATTATCTGCATCTGGATTGTTAGCTGCGTTAGCAATATCTTTTGATAATTTTCTTCTAGACCTACCACTTTGGTTTTCAGTGCTAGGTGTTACTGCTTTTTGATAACTATACCTATCACTATCACCGTCATGCACGTGTTCGCCGCCACTTGCTAAATTATGATTTATTGGTGATCCTAATCTAAACAAAGAAGATTGGCTAGCTACTTTTTCTGTTTTATCGTTTCCTGAAGCTCTTGACAAGCCAAAATTTTGTTTATATCCCATTTTTTAATTTTTACAAGATAGTTTTTTTGCTTTCATCCTTGATAGACCAGCTTCATCCTCTCCTTCTGCTTTTTTAATAGCAGCATCTCTTCTACCCAGATATTCCTTAGTAGAATGCTCTGAAGTGTGTCTTGATACACCACTCATGTTATCTAAAGCATCTTGTCCTTTACCTTTTCTTGATAAACCTTCTGAGTTTTGTATATTTTTTAATTTTTCAGCGGGTACTTTATATGAATAATTATCCATACCTTCGCTTGTGTCTTTTCCACTCATGATTCTTGAAATCATTTCTTTTCCGTGTTTAGCTCCTTTTCTATTAGGGCCAAAGTTTTGATTATATCCCATTTTAAATATTTAATACTTGTTATAGTTATCGGTTTTATTGTATGCTTCTTTTTCCCATGGTAAATTAGGATTACCTTCATCCATTTTTGATCTAGGATATGTTTTTCCTTTCCAATAAACGTTTTTATTATCGTAATCTAAATCACCTCTTTTTATTTGATCTATATGAATTTCCTCATGATCAATAATACTTTTAGTTTGTTCTTTATTATTGACAATATCTTCTGAAATCAATATAGTACCGTTTTTATTACCTTTACCTAAAACTCCTTCTGGTAATTCTCTTTCGTATACCGGAGTAGGAAATGAAGGAAACGGTGAATTCATTTTAAAAGCCATGTTATTTTTTATAAGGAAACTTGTCGTTAAACCATTCTTGCCTTTGTTCACAACCACAAGGTAGATTAAGACCATCAGACATTTTATCTACAATGGTCTTAATACCTGTTTTTTTAGTGAACTTAGCAATACTGTCGCCTAATCCTCTAGATTGCATTTATACTATACTTGATCGTTTGTTGCAACGTTCCAAGAATGCCAATACATTTGTAATGGAGTTCCAGCCTCGTCTTTTCCTAATTGAGCTGTAGCAGCTACACCACCTGGGTTAGCAGTCATAGCTTTCACAATAGCTTGATCAGGAGCAGCTGAACCATTAGTAATTGTTGGTGCAGCAGATAAAGAACTTTTAGATGTTGAAACTTCTAAAGATACAATTCTACCAGAAATACCCGCGGTAGTAGTGTCTACACCGAAAGCACCAGATGGTGATCTTAGTACGATACTTACTGTTTGTCCAGCGTAAGAAATGTCTGAAATGTTATCCACGTCTAATAAGTGAACTTTTTGATTAGCAGGAGTACTGCTGTCTACGATGTTAAATTTAATAAATTTAGCCATAATTTTTGTTTTTGTTTTGTTAATGTTAATGTGTTTGTTTTATGTGATTTATCAGTTTACTCTGTTTATTTTAATGATGCTTTTCGTCGTACTTTAAATCGCCTGCTAGTTTTGATATATGTTTTTCATCCGCAGTCATATCTATGTCACTGTGACCATGTTTATTATCATAGTCTACATCTTCTTTTAAATATTTCATATGAGCTTCATCGTCTCTTCTAGTAGCATCTAAGTTACTTTTAGTAACTTTAGAATGTCTAGGATGATTCCCTGAGTAATGCCCTGTGTATCCTTTTTTTGTTTCCATATTTATTTTTATTTACCTACTATAAAATCAGCAACAGTTATACCAGTACCAGAAACAGCTGTAACGTAATCTACTGCTACTGGAAGTATTGATCCAGATTGTAAACCTTTAAAAGTTATTGCTTGCCCAGGGATTGGTTTTCCACCACCTGGATTAGCCGCTACTACACCTGGTAGTATCACGCTTATTGTTGCATCTACTGGCATTACACCACAATATATTACAGATGAATTTAGGTTAGTACCTAATGTACCGCTTTGGTTTTCAAATTCCCAAGCTGGTCTAACGTCAATACTAGCTATCATAGCTGCCGTTAAAGGCATAGCTTGACCTATTATTGAGTCTTGTGTTTTAAATTGTCCCATTTTTTATTTTTTAGTATTCTTTACCTTGAGCACATAAAACAGCATTAAGACCTTTATAAGGTACATCTGCTTTAAGTATAGACATTCCAGTTATTCCTGAACTGTTACCTTTTCCATGTGGTCTTCCAGCTTGATCTAATGGCCCATCCCATATATGAGATTCACCAACTATACCAACATGTTTTCCTGGCTTTAATTTTTCCATTGAAGGATCGTATTTTTGATTGTGCATGATTGTTTTTTTAAATTATGTTTGGATTATACATTGAATCCTCTTGTCTTATTTCTGGTTTAAAAACTTGAGTTATTTCTTCTTCTGGTCTTGAAAAACCTTTTGGATTAATAGGGCTTGAAGGCATTTGTGATTGGCCCATCATATTACTTGTTGCTTGTGCTCTAACTTCATCAGCTGATTGAGCATCTACACCCATAGGATCTGAAAAATAAGACAAGTCGCTTACGTTAGTTCCAGTACCAACTACGTTGCCACCATTACTAGGTGCATTGCTAGCTGGTGGTAAATTTGCAGAACTCAAACCTCCTTGGGCTTGGGCTATTATTTGTGCTAAATTTCCTATCATATCATATCTTTGTTTACGTCTATTATTGACTTAGTTAAAACCTTATCCATATAAGATTTACCCTCAATTATTTTATTTCTTCTAATACTAGTAGGTATTTTTTCTTTACCTAGCATTATCTTATATATTCTATTTATTAATTGCTTACCTTTAAATGAAACTTTATATATATTGTAGGTTTGCGTTGTTCTGTTTCTTTTTCTCCAAACTACAACCCAGTCTTCTTTTATTAACCTAGCCCATCTCCTGTTGTCCCAACTATAAGAGTATACACCTGCTTCAAAGTCTTTTTTTGTAAACAGGTCTATACAATCTAAGTATATTAATAACTCTAAATCAGCTTCACGTAGGTTATTGTTTTTACAAGCCCATTTACGTATTATACGATAATGTTTTAACAGAGCGAGATCTTTTAAGTCTCCTGCGTCTAGCTTTTTCATAAAACAACAACCACATCTTGTGTTTTTATTACGTGATATGATTTATTTTTAATTTCTATTTTGTGTCCAGCATGTCTATCATAGTATATTAGATCATCTTTTTTTAAACCTAATACTTCATCTCCAACTTCTATTACGCTTGCTCTAACGTACCTTATATCATCTCTATGTAACTCTGCTAATAATAAACCACCTTTTGTTTCAGTAGTTCCTTCCTCTATTTTTTGTATTATTAAGTTTCTACCTATTGCTTTCATCTATCCTCATGTTATTAATTACACAATCAGTTGAAAGTATCGTAGTAGCTACAGAAGCTGCGTTTATTAAAGCGCTTTTTGTTACCAGTAGTGGATCTATAATACCTGACTTAACCATATTTACCATATTTCCTGTAACTACGTCTAATCCTTTACCTTCTTCAGACTGTATGTCTTTTGATTGTTTAGACGTTAAAACTATACCGGCATTACTTAACAAAGTGTTAAACGGTGCTTTAATAGACTCAAATAATATTTCCTCACCCTTGTCTTTAGGTTTTAAAACATTAGAAGCATTTAATAAAGCAATTCCACCGCCTGGTACAATACCTTCTTTAATAGCAGCTTTAGTAGCACAAATAGCATCTTCTACTCTATCGCTTTTTTCTTTTAACTCTATATCAGAATTAGCACCAATTTTTACTATAGCAACTTTAGCACTTAATCTAGCTAGTCTTTTTTCTAGACCAATTTGAATATGAGCTTTATTTTTTTTCTTTAAATCTTTTTTGATTTTTTTAATTATATCTTCAACTTCTTCAGATGCTTCTTCTATTTGTATTATAGTACCATCTTGTGTTGATGTTGATTTAACACAATTACCTAAGTAATTTACTTGTATTGTATTTAAATCGTCACCTAGATCTTC